GAAAGAAAAACATTGCGGATTCAAATGCATATTCGGTCGCGACCAAGTCTGGGTTTGTCATAATTTCTGGTTTGTTTAAATATTTCGCAAATGCGGCATAGTTGTCTTTACCAGTTAATTGCAATGCGCCACGCCCACGATACTTCCAACCATCACCACTTGCCTCATTACCATTACCCATGCGGTTGGCATATACACGGTTGGCAATTTTTTCAGGTTGGCGGGCATAACTTGTAACGTTGCCTGGATTGAAATACTTACCAAAAATTTTCAGCAAACCATCTGCTGAGTAACTGAGGTTTTCACTAAATGCTTTGAAATTACCAGACTCATGTGCCGTTTGGGCAAAGAAGTGTGCAGCACGATTTGGCGTCAGTTTGTAGTACGCCATTGCTGCCTTTAATGTTCCTGGTCCAAAAGCACCATCGGAGACGATGCCCATCTTTTTTTGTAGGTTGGCTAAACTCATATTTCCCTCGCGCTTTTCTTTATTAACTCATTCAGGTATACTTGTCAGTTCAATGGGAGTATTTATGCATTTTTACACGAACGTAACAAGGCACCGTAACCAGATACTGGTCAGAGGTTACCAAAATGGTAAACCATATAAAAAGTCCGTCCAGTACAAGCCATATCTATTTATACCCTCGAACAAGGCTACTGAGTATAAAAATCTCAAGGGTGAATATGTCGGTCGTGTAGACTTCAGCAGTATGTCTGAAGGTCGAGAGTTCCTACAAAAGTATGAGGGTGTGCAGGGTATGAGCCTGTATGGACTCAGTGATTTCACCTACCTCTACATTTATGACACCTTTCATGGAGAGGTTAAGTATGATCCCTCGCTGATTTCAGTAGTTAGCATCGACATTGAGGTTAGCATTGATAACGGTTTTCCCCGAGTGGACACCGCACTGAACGAAGTCACAGCCATCACTATGTCACGTGATGGCAAAAAGGTTGTATTTGGTTGCGGTGACTATACCGAGCATCAAGACAATATCAAGTACTACAAGTGCACTGATGAGGCTGCATTGCTCCGTGTTTTCCTTGAGATTTGGAATAGTGAGGAATATCTCCCTGATGTAGTCACTGGTTGGAACATTGAGTTCTTTGATATTCCGTACCTTGTAAACCGAATCAAAAATGTACTTGGCGATGATGATGCTAAACGTTTGTCACCTTGGAACATTTTGGAAGAATACAAAGTTCAAATCCGTGGGCGTGAAAACATCGCCTACAGTCCAGTTGGTGTCAACGTGCTTGACTATCAAAACCTGTACAAAAAATTCACCTATACTCAACAGGAGTCATATCGCCTAGATCATATTGCCAACGTTGAACTTGGTGAGCGCAAACTGGACTATTCAGAGTATACTGGCTTGCAAGATATGTACAACTCAAACTTTCAAAAGTATATTGAGTATAACATCCGTGACGTTGAACTGATTGAAAAACTTGAAGACAAAATGAAATTCATTGAGTTGGTCTATGCGCTGTCATATGACGCCAAGGTCAACTATGAAGATACACTTGCCTCAGTTAAGCAGTGGGATGTTATTGTACATAACTACCTCCGTGGTAAAAACATCGTCATCCCGCAGTTTGATAAAAACAAAAACTGTAAGTCACTAGTTGGTGGCTATGTCAAAGACCCAAAGGTTGGGTTGAGCAAATGGGTTGTATCATTCGACCTCAACTCACTTTACCCCCACTTGATTATGCAGTATAATATCTCCCCCGAGACGTTTGTGACTAAACTCAAGCAGTCGCATTCCATTGAGGAAATATTGGATGGCAAAATAACTGACTACCACGAATACCTTGACAAAATGAATTGCGCCATTGCCGCTAACCTTTGCGTGTATTCAAAAGAGCGTCAAGGGTTCTTGCCCGCACTAATGCAAAAGATGTACAACGACCGTGTAGTGTACAAGAAGCAAATGATTGAGGTCAAGAAAGAATATGAGAAGTTCAAAAACCCTGCACTGCTGAAAGAAATTGCTCGTCTCAACAACATGCAAATGGCGAAAAAGATTCAGCTGAACTCCGCTTACGGTGCGTTGGGTAATCAATACTTCCGCTGGTATGATATCAACCATGCGGAGGCAATCACTATGTCTGGTCAGTTGTCCATCCGTTGGATTGAGGGTAAACTCAATGAGTACCTCAACAAACTGTTCAAGACAAAAGAAAAAGATTATGTCATTGCGTCTGATACTGACTCAGTGTACATCACTCTTGACCGTTTGGTTCAAGAAGTTATGCCAAATGAAACTGATGACAAAAAGATTGTCAAGTTCATTGATACGGTTTGCCAAAAGAAACTTGAGCCATACATTGACAGTGTCTATCAAGAACTTGCGAACTATATGCACGCTGCTCAACAAAAGATGATCATGAAGCGTGAGGCTATCGCCAATAAGGGTATTTGGAAGGCGAAGAAAATGTACATCCTCAACGTGTGGGATCAAGAGGGTGTGCTGTATGATAAGCCAAAACTCAAGATGATGGGCATTGAGGCTGTCCGCTCCTCAACCCCATCGTCATGTCGTGATAACATTAAGAAGTCACTTGAGATTATCATGAATGAGAACGAGTCAGCACTTCACAGGTTTATCGAAAACTTCCGTGGTGAGTTTAGAAAGATGGAGTTTGAGGATGTCGCATTCCCGCGAGGTGTGACTGATATTGAGAAATGGGCTCAAAACCAGAACTTGTTATATGAGAAGGGCACACCCATTCATGTCAAGGGTGCGATATTTTTCAACCACCTGATTGAGAAAAAACATCTGACGAATAAATATCAGGGTATAGCAAGTGGTGAAAAGATCAAATTCTGTTACATGAAGAAACCAAACCCATATAACATAACTGTGCTGTCTTGTCCTAGTGGTTTGCCGAAAGAGTTTGGGTTGGAAAATTTCATTGACTACGAAACTCAATTTGATAAAGCGTATATTGAGCCGATCAAAAGTATTATCAGCACCATTGGTTGGCACGTTGAAAAAACAGCAACACTTGAGGACTTTTTCTCATAGGAGCAACAATGGCTAGAATAGAACTAGATGAAAACTTTGACTTTGGTTTCACCACTTTTGGCGAGGATGAATTTAAAAAGCGTGAAGAAAAAGCAGCACAAGTAGCAGTTGAGCAAACGGTGAAAGTCGCTGATAGCAAAGTTGAGACAATGTACAAGATGATTATACCCCTGCTTCAAAATTTAGCAAAGGACGCTGATAAACGTGAATACATTTATTGGCCAGATAGAAAACAGAAAATCGACGCATTCATTAAGAAGTTAGACCAAATTGTAAAGTCCGAGTGACGTTGACTTTATTTCCCAAATACAATAGAATTGATTACTTGAAAGTGTATCAAGAGGTGACCCCATGACCGATTTTTTTAGAAGTTTAGTAGATCAAATTAAAGACGAGGATACAAGCATCGTTGCAGATGGCGAGGGTGCTGGTGAATATTCTGGTTTCATTGACACTGGATCATACATGCTCAACGCAGTGTTGAGTGGTAGTTTGTATGGTGGTGTTCCAAATAACAAAATCACCGCATTCGCTGGTGAATCATCAACTGGTAAAACATTTTTCGTCCTCGGCATCGTCAAGAACTTTCTTGACAACAACCCTGACGCTGGCGTTGTTTATTATGACACCGAAGCCGCAGTGACTCGTGATATGATGAAGTCACGTGGCGTTGATGTCAACCGTGTCATTTATGCCGAGCCTGATACAATTCAGAAGTTTCGTCATCATGCCATTAAGTTGATTGATGCTTACATCGCACGCCCTGCCGATAAACGTCCCCCAATGATGTTTGTGCTTGACTCACTTGGCATGCTGTCAACTACAAAAGAAATGGAAGATAGTTCTGAGGGTAAGGAAACTCGCGATATGACCAAGGCACAGGTCATCAAGGCTGCATTCAGGGTATTGACTTTAAAACTTGCTCGGGCTAAAATTCCAATGCTTCTGACCAATCACGTTTATGCTGCAGTTGGTGCTTATGTTCCGACAAATGAAATCTCGGGCGGCACTGGTTTGAAGTATGCCGCATCAACCATTGCTATGCTTTCAAAGAGCAAAGACAAGGATGGCACTGATGTTGTTGGTAACTTGATTAAGATCAAGATGTATAAGTCACGTATGTCGAAGGAAAACGCCTCCGCTGTTGTGAAACTTTCATACAAGTCTGGTCTTGACAAATACTATGGCTTGCTTGAACTTGCTGAGAAGGCTGGGGTGTTTAAGAAGGTCAGCACTCGCTACGAACTTCCAAATGGTGATAAAGTTTTCGGTAAGGCAATCAATGATGAGCCAGAAAAATTCTTCACCAAGGAAGTTATGGAACAACTTGAAGCCGCTGCCAAAAAGTATTACAGTTACGGCATGACCGATGACGAAGGCAACGAAGAATTTGTGGAGTCTGAATGATCAACATCGAAGAAATAATTTTTGGTAACCTGATATATAGGGAAGAGTATGCCCGTAAGGTCATACCGTTTTTGCGTGTCGATTATTTCCGTGACCGCAATCACAAAGTTATTTTTGAATTGATTGATAAGTATGTAAAACAATATAACAAACTTCCGACCAAGGAAGCGTTGCTGATTGATATTCAAAGTTCAACTGATCTGAATGAAGAGCAGTTTAAATTAACCAAAGAGTTGATTGGAACACTGAAAGAAAGTGAAGACCGTGAACTCGATTGGTTGGTTGACCGCACTGAAGAGTTTTGTAAAGACAAGGCACTATACAATGCATTGATGGAAGCCATTAAGTTGGTTGATAAAAAAGACGATAAGATTTCAGTTGGATCAATTCCAAAAATTTTATCTGATGCGCTTGGTGTATCATTTGATAGTAGCATCGGTCACGACTTCCTTCTCGACTCTGATGAACGTTTTGAATTGTATCATAAGCGTGAGTCAAAGATTCCATTTGACCTCGAATACTTTAACAAAATTACCGATGGCGGTTTGCCCAAAAAAACTTTGAACATCGCGCTCGCGGGAA